ACCTTCTGTTTTAGGAGCACGTCTCCATGCATGCATAATTGGCTTACATGAATCGTCAGCCACACACATAAATACGTTTGCTTTATCACCAACAGCAGCTGTTTCAGATGTTAAACCATATGAAGAAGCATCAATTGCTTCAGCAGCAGTTAGTGTAGGTAAGAAGTTAGAAGTGTAAATATCGAAACCAAAGATGTTCTTAACGAACTTGTGATCACGAGCAAAACCTTCTGTAACAATACCTTCAAACATTGGGTTGTTAGATACGTTTGTTAAGTTTTGTAAGCTATTTAATGTAGCTTCAACAACTGGATCAACAACAGCAATACGACCACCTGCAGGAACGTTAGCTTTATCGAAAGCTAATTTCATAGCGATGAAGTCGTTAAGTGTTACTGTTCTAGCGTTAGAAGCAGCAGAACCTACAAAACGATGTGGACGACCATTAACTAAGTTTAAGTTAGCAGCAGTCTGACCATTGTTAGCAGCAGCTAAATATTTAGTTTCGTGGTTTTCGCCTAAAGCACGTGTAGATTCCATAGCTCTCATAGACATTAATGTGTCTACTTGGTTACCATCTTCACGTAAGTCGTCTGTTACTTTCCAAGCATCACCAACATAGTCAGTAATAGAAAGTGTTAAGTTACCTGTGTCGATAGGTGAGTATGTTAAAGGTGTATCCTCAGCAGCATCTTGAAGAGTTACACTACCTACTGTTTTAATGTTAAGAGTTGTACCTGAACCGAAGTCTGTTACATCTCTCCACATACCTTCAGGAAGTAAGTAGTCATGTAAGTTTTCAAGGATAAACTGTGAATACTGTTGCGATTCAATAAACGCAGTAGTATTTGTAGTATTTTGAGCCATTAGTAGCCCTCCTTAAATTAATTAGAAAATTGTTTCTTAACTTTCTCTCCTGCTGCATTCCATGCTTTAAGAAGGTCTTTTGTCGATGCTCCTGTTGGTACACGAGCTGACAAGTCTTCTGTTGGCTGTTGTTTTAAAGCTTCAGTATTAACACTACTTGATGAGGTCATTACTGGTTGTGGTGTTGTTTCCAATCCACTTAACTTCAATACAACATTAGGAGATGTAGCAGCTAAGTTGTTAAGTTGTTCTGTAGTTAACCCTGCTTCTTTAGCAAGTTGATTGTAAGCATCTTGAGCTTTCTCACCATACTGAGAAGTAAACTTTGCAGCTACTTGATCAGCATTAGCTTGAGCCTTGGCTGCTTTATCTCTTTGCTGTATGCCTTGGTTAACTAATTCCATTATTCTATCTTGATTAATTTCAGGTACTTCAGTTGTCGGTGAAGGCTGAAACCCAGACTTTACTTCATCTAATAACTCTTCTGTAGTCTTACGTTTAGCTAACTCTTCTTTAAGTGTAGCCATTTCAGTTTCTAATGTCTTGATATGCTCTTGAGCATGAGGAACTGACTTCAACGCATCGTCTACATTTTTGTATTTTTTACCCTCTCCTATAACATCTAGTGCTTCGGTCGGAATACTAAATTCAGGTTTGGTATCTACTTGTTGAGTCTCTTGTGGAGTCTCAGTTTGTTGTTCTTGTGTTTGGTTATCTTCTGCCATCTTATTCTCCTTTGTCAGGTATCAGATTATAAAGTTTAGTAAATGCTTTTTGAATACCTAGTTGATACGCTTGATGCTCTGACCAAGCAGGTTTATCAAAAGATTCTTCATCAATACATTTACGTTGTGATAATTTAATTTGTTCTGAGAGATATTCTCGAATTATTTTAAAAGCTTGTTGCTTAGATAAACTTTTAGCTTTATCAGATTTTAGATCCATATCTCTATTCTATCATAAATTACGTTAGTCGTCAAGTTACATCTGTTGTTGCATCATTGATAGAGCTTGTTGCTCTTCCTCTGTAAGAGGTTCATCAACGACTTCATCAGGTGTATCACCTAACTGAGCATCCATTAATTGTTGATCAACGGATGGAGATACGGCTGCCTCTTGTAAATCATTCTGTATCTCTTGCTGTAGCTTAGCTTGATCAGCTTGTTCAAACAACATAGCATTGTCTTTAATAAACTCATAATCTTCAAAGCCCATATATTCTTCGACCATACGAGCTAGTCGTTTACCTGATATATGAGGAGCAATTACTTGTCCCATAGGACTATTAAATAGACCAAGCATGTTCTGTATTAGCTGAGCTCTTGCTGCATAGTGTCTTGCACCTAAAGGTCTGATCTTTCCTCTAGCTGTAATGTCTTCTTTAGTAATAGACATAAAGTCTTCTACACCAAGATCATCATCAATTGTTCTAGCTACTTCAACAATATCCATATATCTTCTAGACATTTCTAACATTGTATTTAAGATTGGTTCTAAGAACTGTGTCTCAAATTGTTTGATTTTGTTTTGGAAAATACGTGATGCTGCATTCTGTAACTGTTGTACTTCAAATGCTGTTTTTTCACCTGGTGTTCTAAAGCCCATAGCTTCTTTAGGAGCTCCTGCCATTTCTTCCATAACATTAAGTATAGCTAGTATTTCATTGTTAACTTGAAACGCAGCAGGGTTAGGTGGCATAGGCTGCACGTCACCATCTTCAGGGATATGAACTGTAGATTCAGGACCCCATTCAAATGGCTCAACATCACCTACTACTTTAAGTGGTGGATGTATAGTTAAATCTAGTGCATCTGCTTTTAGATTTTCTAAATGATCAATACGATATTGCATACCTACTAGATTATCTAACGGACCCATCGCATATAAATTGTCAGGTCGTGGTCTCCAACCAACATGATGTTTATTATCACGTCCTAAGTAAGATGGATTAGGTTCTTTACGAATAATGTAAGAACGATCTACAATAGTAATAATGTGGTTCTCAAGTAACTCATCATTTACTTCATCATAGATATCACCTTCAAACTCTAGTATTTCAACAAGACCTGATTGATAATACTCTTGTAATGTTCCAAAGCCATCAACATGAAATGCCTCAGCTTTATTTACGTCCTCTTGTCTAAACTGGGTAATGTTACGTCTAATGTCTAGTGCTTTATTAAATACTTCTTCATCATAGTTTAACTGTGGTGTATATTTAATATCTTTCTTTATTTCACCAATAGACTTAACGTAACGAGTAAACTTCGGTGACTCTTCAAAACTAGGAGCAGTAGGATTAAAGATCATGTCAAATGGTGATATACGTTTAAGACGTGGACCACGATACTTGATCATTTCTTCACCTGTTACTGTATCTGTAAATGTTTCGTTTACATATTCTACTTCTGCAAAAGCATTACCATAATCAATATAGTCTGCTACTAATTTAGATACAGTATCTCTAAAGTTACCTGATTTTAATTTAGTTTTAAGATAAGCTTCAATAGCTTTACGTTTACCTTTAGTAGAGTCTTCTAAGTTATGACCTTCCCACTTCATCCAGTTGTCATTAGGAAATAAAGCATCCATGTAGTTAGCATGTAGGTTGTCACGAATTTGTGTTAACTTAGGAAGAGTAGTTTTATTCTTCCAAGGTAGTTTACTGTTTGATGTAGTTGTTGTATCAGTTGCAAATAAGTAGTTACGTAGTTCTCTCCACTCATCTTCTTTATCACTTCGTTGAATCCACCATTGATTATAAAGAGCAGCTAGTTGTCTAGCAAACGCATCTCCTTCTAATAGTTTTCTTATTTCTGCTACTTTACCTGCCATAATTTATTCCTAGTAAGTTACCCCACCAAAACGTGAGTGAGTTTTAATACGATTACTAAAGTTAATCACATTTCCCCTAGCCTTAGGTGTTATTGCTATTGCAATTGCATTAGCTAGTGCATCTTTAATATCATCATGAGGTGGATGTGTCATAACTAATTCTTCTTCTAAAGGCTGACAATTACCACCTTTGTAATGCCATATTTGTTTGTTATCATACTTTGGTTCTAACACAGCATTAATACGTTGTCGTTTATCACCCATGTGTCGTGTAGGTCTAAACTCATCAATTGCTAAAGGTATACCATTTGGTCTTAGGTAGCTATCCTTTAACTCTTTTACAATTAATTGTTGTGCTACTGTAATCTCTGCTCGTAGTTTTCTAAATCCCCACTTCTCCCAAGAACGAAGAATGTGATCATAGTATTGAACAATCTTATCTGTTTTAAAACGATCAATATCTAATACATAATAGTTTGCTTGATTATCTACACCGATAACGACAAGAGCTGTGTAGTCAGCACGTTTACGTAAACTAAAAGCAAAGTCAATTGCAGCATAAATATTTAAACGCCTATCTCTGACATACCAGTCACCTTCTTGGTTACGTAGTATAGAACGATCATAATACTGAAACGCATCTGCTGCTATGTTTGCAGTTTCTTTACTATTAGGATCATTATAGTATTGAGCATAAAACTGTGTCTGATCAATATACTTAGCTTTAATCCTTGCTAGTTCTTTAGCATCAAATCCAAATGCTTTACCATCAGAACGTTGTTGTTTAGCCCAAAGAAACTCACCATCAGTTTCTACTACACGTTGAAATAACTCATACACTGGTTCATCTTCTTCAGCTTCTCCTTCATCATTAAAGATAGCTTCTTTCATGTTTACCATTGTGTCATAAATATCTCGAGGATGATAACGAGTCCCAACAACCCACTCATAAGCACCAGGGTTTTCAATGGAAGCCAATTGGCTGTAAGCTGACGCAACCTTTTCTCGTCCTTCACCAGTATAAGCATTACCTGGCACAACGATATCATCAAGCACCACAACATCAGCGTGGAAGCCAGTAGTATTACTGGTAAGCCCAACTGCTTTAACACTAGCATCTCGTATACCCTCTAGTTTACGTTTAGGATGATCAACAGCTATTTCAGCTACTGCCCATTTTTCTCGTTTACCTTCTTCCTCATGTATCATTTCTTTCCAATAACGTCTATATATTGGACTATCTATAATATTCTTAATAGCATATAACTGTTTTTCTGCTAAGTCAGCCGTAGCTGATACATATAATATTGTAGTCTCAGGATGTTTAGTTAACCACCATGCAGTTCTATAAGCAATTAGCTTTGACTTCATATGACCACGTGGTAATAATACTAATTGGTTTTCCTTAGCATCTTGTCGTTGCCACCATGAAATAAGTTCTTCATGTATAGCACCGAGCATTAGATGAGGTGCAACAAGTCGTATAAAAGTCAACAGATCTTCTTCTGCTGCTTCTCTAATTTGATCTATTTGACTCATTTCTTTTTACCAAAGATCCTGTCGTAGTTTTCATCAAACTTCTTTTTATCTGTAGGTCTCTGTTGACTACCTTTACTCATATTATTTCTTTCTATATCGAGCTGTTTTCTTTGCTACTTTTTTAGGCTGTGCTACGTGTTGTTTACCTTTAGCATTACCTTTAGCTTTAGCAGCATTAGTAGCTTTCTTTTCAGCAGGACTTAGTGCTTTCCATGCTGCATCAGGTAAGTATCTTTTCTTACCTTTACTTGGTTTACCATCAGAAGTTCTCCACTTCTGTTTAGTCCAAGCTTTTAAACTCTTTTGAGATTTAGCTAATGCCATTACTTTTTCTTTTTCTTTTTAGAGTTCATAATCTTTTTCTGCAACGCAGCAGGAAGTGTTTTTTGTTTTTTAGTTAATGCCATACCTTTAGGTTTCTTTGTTTTCATTACTTGTATCCCCCACCTTTCTTTTTATATTCACTCGCTAACAATTGTGCTTTACGAGCAGACCATTGACCAGGTTTACCACCTTTACTACCTGCTTTAATCTTTTCAAAGAGACGTTTACGCATAGTAGGTTTAGTATAGTTACCTGCTTTGTTTACTGTGCTTTTCTTTTTAGTAGCTACCATTTTACTTTATGACTCCAGTATCTTGCACTTAACTTACTAGGACTAGAGTCTTGAGCATTGTGTCTAGCATAATAAGATTTCTTACGTGCTTTGTCTTTAGCAGATGTAGGATTCTTACCTGCTCCCTTTACACCTTGTTGACCAAAGCGTATTAGTTTAGTTTTATCACCTACCTTAGCTACCACCACGTGGGACTTCTTAGGATGTGATGGAGTACGTTTAGGTTTATTGTAACCTGATACTCCTGCTCTTACGAGCTTAGGATCTTTCTTCTTTGCCATATAGTCTCGTCCCTTCTTTGTCGATAATTAAATTCTGTCGTCTCATTGTAGAAGCAAACGACATATGAATCCAACGTCCATACTCTACTATGACTTGGTCGTATTGTATGTCGCTATTAACGATTGCTTCGATAATTTGATGTGGTGTTCCATAGCTAGGGCATATAAAGTCAGCCGCCAAACCCTCTGTGTGTGCTGAGGACGGCTTAGAACCGAGTAA